TGGCTAAGATGTTACACAGCCCACACACCTGCTGTTTGATTTTCGCAGGAAGGAGGGGAGAGCGGCGGACGGTCATTTCACCGGTTGGCAGGATGATATCCTCGGTATCCTCCCAGCATGTGAAAATACAGTCTGTTCCGCAATGAGCGGCGGCGCGAACTAAATACTTGACTTTGGTATAGACCGCCATGTATGCTTGACGAATATCTTGAAAGGCTTTGGCCTCGCGGCATTCGACAATGAAGCCGTCGATCAGGTCAGTAAGACAGTCTGTGATAACGGTGTCGTACTGCTTTTGGGCTGTCGCTTTTTCAAATTCGTCTACATACTCTTTGAAACTCTTAATTTCTTTAATGGTAAGATCCGGGCGGGAGAAGTGATTTAATACCACCGCCGAATTGTCACTGCATAAAAGCAGTGTTTTTCCCGGTATTAAGGTTGCGTTTACGGTTTTACCGCTACCGGGAGCGCCGAAAATAATGGCTGTTGACATATTGTTTTTCCTCCTGTTGTTTAGTCCTTGTCGTATTGGATGAAGTTCTCTCCATATATCGTGTTGAGTTCGTCAAACACATGGCCAAGACCGAGACCTTGCTTGCTTGGCTCCCATTTGCCGTCCTCGTTGTATTCGCCTCCTCCGATACAAAAAGCCCATTGTTTTGGGTGTGTCTCTTTCAATCTTTGAAAGCGTGGCTCCTTGTCCATATGACAGCCGAAGGGACAGAATATACAGCCGGTGCGCTGACAGCCGGTTGTAACAAGGCGGTTATCCTTTGTCGCCACATCCCCATAAACACGTGCGATTTCAAGGTCATTTTCCTTTATATACGCCAACACATCTTGTTCTGTCCAAAAAGCCATGGGAGTGCTCACAGCTCTGTTGGCGGCAAAGGCATTACAGCCGTTCCGCATCCATGCGGTGGCTCGTAGTCTGCTTTCACAAGCCATGGTGGCGAGAATGGGCTTCCGGCCGGTTTCTTTTTCGTACTTCTTAAAAGGCTTTTTCTTCATTTCATCACAGCACTGAGCCGATACTTTGAAGTCTGTATCGATCAGCTGTGCATACTTTTTGAATCGCTGGCGAAACTTAGACTCACTGCCGTCGGCATTTTTCCCCGCAAATGCTTTCATAGCACTTGGCCATCCACGTCGCGCCTCACTGATTTTCTTGGAGACCTCTTTGCTAATAATGGGGTAGCCATAGGTAGCAAGCACGCGATCAAAGCGCATCTCAGGGCGAAGAACCACATCTGCGCGCGCCGTTGCAAACATCCTCACCTCCGGATATTCCAAGCCCGTATCCGCAAAGACGACAGGAACATCGTATACACCGGATGTTTTTTGAAGGATATCCAACAGCACCGTGCTGTCTTTGCCACCGGAGAACGAGAGATACACTTGACCGCCCCAATAGTCATACCAGTCTTGGATACGGCGTTTGGTCATCATGACCTTTGCTTGAAGCGGTAAGGATTGCATTTGCCGGAGATCATCGTTTGTGTGTTTCATTTTTCTGTCCTCCATTTATAGCTCCTCGCTGATGCCTTGCATCACGTACAGCGCTGTTGGGAGCGCTATGCCGTTGCCCCACATCTTATATTCCGCGCTGTCGGTATGTAGCTTGTTATACCATGTCAGCATCTGCTTTTTGGTATAATCCTTTACAGTCCTACCATTGATGGCCGCATGGGTATTTCTGACATCAAGCCAGAAACGGTACTCCTCGTCGCTAAAATCCTTTTTCTTCGTGATTTCGCCCCAATGATCCGGGAAGCCCTGTAGCCTTGCACACTCAATCGGTGTCAGGCGACGGACGATATAGCGTATTCCTTCCGTTGCATTAATGAGTGGTGGCTCTTTATAATCTGGTGTCACAAGGGTGCCTGCAAGTTCTTCATCCGCCCTTGTGAAGAAAGATGCTTTGCTTGAGCAGTACGTCGGTATCTGGGATGTGCTCTCGTCGGGAGAAGAACCATAACACACCGCCGAAGGGCCCCTTGCGACAAGCGTTGGGTTCGTACCATCCTCATATAGCTGAGGCTCATACAAGGCGTTTTTACCTTGATTAAAAAACGCTCTGTCGATGGCAATCGGTTTTTCTACAATCAGGGACGGCGTTCTTGTTTCGGAATTATCGTATACGTTTAAGGTATCGTTTACGGTAGCTTCCTCCCACCCCTGTCCTTCTTCGGCATTACGGGGGTGTGCTGTCTTCCGAAAGGCCTGTTGCTCCACGACGGCAACACCGGCTTGATGACAAGCGGGATTTCCGCCGTTTTGGTCAAGAGTCCTTGCTGTTTCGGCTTCATATATACCGCTGTGTGGATTCTCTGACTTCATAGCATTGCTTTCGTAGGAACTGATGCCGTAGCAAACCACAGGCTGAAACACATACTGGTCGTTATTGGTAGCAAGCGTTGCTGACTGATTCGTTTGAATCAAAGCTCCCTTGCCTCCGCCCTCGCGTCCGCAACGGATTTTCATTGTGTAAGGGATTGCCGCATCCAATACCAATGGCACATTGCCACCGCCGGTCCCCATTCTTGAGGTTAAGGACTGCACCTTGCCATCCTCTCGGATATTGACACGGCTATCGTTGGGATGATTTTCAACCGGGTAGGCTACCGCACCTTGGGATCCCGCCCTTAGCGTACCGTTGACGTCGGAGGCTTTGCCGTATTCAGCCTTCCCACCAATATTGTCAATTATGAATGTATCATCTGTTCCAATGCCTCTTTCAGTATCTTCGGAAGCTCCTTGCCACGGGTTTCTGCCCTCCGCAAAATACCCTCGCAAGCCGTGGCGCTCAAATAAAACTTCTTCGGCGCATTCTCCTGTAAGATGGAGGACAAGGTAGATTCTTCGTCTACGTTGGGGGACTCCCCAATATTGTGCGTCAAGAACGCGGTAAGCAAGGCTCCATCCGTCTCCGCTGTAACTGTCGGAATAAGACCATCCCTTTTTTGGAATCGGAGGCATAGCGGCGGTCGGTTCAACGATTTTAATGAGTTCTTCAAGGACGATGCGGAAATCTTCTCCTTTGTTACTGCTGAAGGCGCCGGGGACGTTTTCCCACATTGCGAATTTTGGATATTTACCATCGGTTGCTCTCCTCATTTCGTTTATAATTCTTACCGCTTCCATGAACAGACCACTTCGGGTGGTCTCGTCATCGCCATGGCTTTCGTGCTTCAGCCCGGCGCGTTTGCCCGCTACCGATAAATCTTGACACGGGCTACCGAACGTGATAACGTCCACAGGCTCGATTTCTGCCCCGTTGATCTTGCTGATATCCCCCAGATGCTTCATCTTTGGGAAATGGCCTTTGGTAACCGCTATCGGGTAGGGTTCGATTTCCGACGCCGCGACAGGCGTGATACCGCACATAGCCCCTGCCAGTGGGAAACCGCCCGAACCGTCAAACAGTGATAACAGTTTTGGCATTTAGATGTCTCCTCTCATTCCTTTTATCTGTTTCGTACTCATACCAAACAAATCGGTGTCGATCGGTTCCGTTATGATTTTCGTTGTGGTACAATAATCACAGTTATAGTCCTCACAGCGCACAGCTTCGATTTCGCCTTTTTTCATCTGTAAGAAGCGTGGAGCGTTGGCTTTGACAACACTGAGGGCTTCATCCATGTTATACTGTGAGATTTCGCCTACCGCACAGTGACATGGTTTTTCTTTTGTTGCCACCACAAAGATGAACGGCAACCGTTTCCCGGTATTCTGATAGACCACTTCTTGGTACACCGCCGCCTGCATATCGTAGCCCCAATATTTCACCATCGGCTCAAACATGTTAGGGGATCGTAAGGAGGCCATGTATTTCAGATCACTGATGAACTCGCCTTCCTTATAGCAGTCCATCTTGATCTTGAACGGAACCCCGGCAATTTCACCCGTCATAATCTTCTGAAGCTCCCCGGTAAGGTATTTCATCATAAGGGGCTGATGACGGATTCTCTGAATGGCTTCCTCAGCTTGCGCCACGTCAGCGTAAGGATCTCCGTTTTTCTTGAACAGCTCATCATAGTTATCTTTTATGAACTGTTTCATGGATGACGTTGTTCCCAGCAGATATTCATCGATATATGAACCTAACAGAAGGGCTCTGCCGCGCTCAGGCTCCCATTCGCCCTTTAACTCGGCCAAGGCCGCCGCCGGGCATTTTTGAAAATTCTTGAACTGTGAAACGCTAAAATACTCATGATTTGCTTTTTCAGAATAATAATTAGTCGCTGTCAGTTTCATAGACAGCCTCCCCTCTTGCATCGTCGATGCATGTTTTACAGAATTGCTCTCCGAGGATGTCCCAGTAATCGTCCCCCTCGCAGATGTCTTCGCCACAGCCGGAGCAGATGAAGACCCGCTTAGGCTCTTTCGCATGCGGGCATCTCGGATGACACGGATGCATTCGGCATTCATGACACATTTTATACTGCCTCCTTTTGTTCTGCTTTCGCTTTTTCTTCTGCGTCTAATCGTTCCGCTTCCTCTCTTGGTACCAAGCGGTACGTGATTTTGCAGCCGTACTTGTCGGACAGGATTTCAGATAATACCTTCCCGATATTTGCTATAACTCTTTGTCTTTCTTGTTCACTGATTTCCATAACGCTTCCTCCTTTTAAGTTTTCTTAATTTCTTAGTTAAAAAAATAAATGTGGGCTTCTTCTAACGGAATGCGTAACAACTGACAGGCAAGCTCTATTTCTTCTCGTTTCCAAGAAGTATTGCCATTCAGCTTAAAGGATAGCGTGGCGGGATTCACCCCCAACGCCTCAGCAAAGTCACTTTGGAGCCAATAGACCTCCTTGATCTTGCCACGAAGTTTTGCATATTTCATAGAAGTTTCCTCCTTCCTTTTTTAGGATTTCTTAATTACAAGGTTATTATACTACGATAACATCTCACTGTACACACCTAATTTTAATTTTTCTAAATTATTTTTGCGAGTTTTTGAATAGTTGTTGACAAATCTTAATTTATATGGTAATATTTGATATGGTAGTTCATTACAAAATAAGGAGGTGACACCGGTGGACGGAAAACGCGTTGCTACTACAGCAGAACGCCTAAAGGAAGCACTTCAAGAGTCGGGAAAAAAACAAAGTGACTTAGCAAGGGCCAGTGGAGTAAATACGCCGTCGATCAACTGCTATCTAAAAGGAAAATACGAGCCCAAATCGGATGCCGTTAATAAGATGGCTCGCGCTTTGGATGTTTCGGAGATGTGGCTGTGGGGCTATAACGTACCGAAGGAGCGAAGTGTGGAGCAAAAAAAGAATGATAAACTGGTTCACATTATTTCAATGCTCCGTAGAGATGAAGGTTTCTATAATCTTGTCGATAAACTATCGAAATTAGATAAAACCCAATACGATAGCATCAGCCAGTTATTGGCTGCCTTCGACCGCAAGTAATTTCCAAACGAGATCCAGCAGGTCTGTGTCGTTTTCATTTTCAATCAATTCGATAATTTTTGCTTTGAGGGAATCCAAGCTAAATACCACCTTTCGTGTGTAGAACTTACGCTGAGAGAATTATATGTGGCCGAAATGATACAAGATTGAAAACAGTTTGACAATTATGTGAACACTCTGATTTTGCGGTTCTACCATAATTATACAGTCAAAAAAAACGAAATACAATAAGCAGAAGTGAAAATACCTTATCACTTAATCACATCAATTATCACTTGTGAGTAAAAAGTTATCACATGTGAGTGTAGGAGACAGTCATGTTTGAAAAATGCTTAAAATGCGCCAGAATCGGTGAAAGTTGTGTACCGAACATTATGCTTCTTCCGTTTTCCGAGCTGATACAGTGGTGTAACAAAAGGCAGAAGCATCTTGAATGGACGAACCAAACACTGGCCGACAAAAGCAAGGTTCCACTCGGCACCATCAATCGCATTAAAGAAGGCAAATACATGGATTGCAAATATTCGACCATAAAGCACCTTCTCATTGCGCTAATCGGGGGGACCTCCGATGAATTTTCCTGTACCGAGCAGGTTACAAGGGAATTGCAACAGTTGGAACAATTTGAGCAACAGACAAAACAACTGGAGCAACAGACAAAGCAACTGGAGCAACAGATTGAACTGCTCAAAATGCAACTGAAGCATAAAGAGGAAATTATTGCTCTTCACGATTACTACAACAAACTGAGAACGAATGGCTGAGGGTTTGTCCGCAGTATCATGATACCACAGCGCCTGTCCTATAAATGGGACTTTGCGAACACTTGTTCGTTTTCAAAACAAAAAATTATAACATTCATATAGGAGGAATTTAGATGACACTATTACGAGCAGGTTTATATGAACGAGTCAGTACAGACGAGCAAGCCTTAAAGGGGTATTCCATCGATGCGCAGAAAGATCTTCTTGAGGAACACTGCCAGAAAAACGAGATAAAAATTGTGGGGCATTACACCGACGAAGGCATTTCCGGTGCCAAGCCTCCGCTTAAGCGCCCGGCGCTACAGAAGTTACTGGATGACGTGCAAGCCGGAAGAATTGATATTATCCTATTTACCAAGCTTGATAGATGGTTCCGTAGCGTACAGGAATATTACAAGGTGCAAGAAATTCTCGATAAGCACAACGTCTCTTGGAAAGCGATATTAGAGGACTACAACACCGATACATCCGACGGCAGACTAAAAGTAAATATCATGCTGTCGGTGGCGGCTAATGAGCGTGAGCGCACCTCCGAGCGTATCAAGGTTGTATTTGAGCATAAGCGCAAAAACCGAGAGGCTTGTATGAGTGATTCAGCGATTCCTATGGGATATATCCGCGAAAAGGATAAAGATGGGGTTAACCGTCTTGTCAAGGATCCTGAAACCGAAGACATGATGATGGAGTTTTGGGAATATTTTTCAAAGCATGAACAGCTTTCCGCCTCTGCTCGCCTGATTAACACAAAATATAACATAAATCGTTCCATCTCGTCTTGGCATTCCCTCGTAGAAAGTGAGTTCTATACTGGGGAATACCGTGGGATAAAGAATTACTGTGAACCGTATATTGACCGCAAGGTGTGGGAAAGACTGCAAAGCAAAAAAATAAAGAAAACGCAAAACGGTCGCGTATATTTATTTGCGGGGCTAATGCGGTGTCCCGAATGCGGACGGAAGTTAACTGCAAAAAGTTACAAAGGGCAATCAAATGGGGTTGAGTACAAAAGTTATCGATGTGCCCAAAAGCGAGTAGGCATTTGTTCAAATAAGCATACTGTCTCCGAAAACAAAACGGAAAAATACTTGCTGGACAACTTGGCGGATTTGATTAGAAAGGAAATTTCTAATGTCGAAGTGGAACAGGCTGCTCCCAAACCGAAAAGGAAAACGAACATTGCTACGCTGAAAGAAAAACTGCGCAAACTGAATGTGGGATATATGGCGGGAAATTTCTCCGATGATGAGTATCTGACCCAAACGACCACAATCAAGAAACTCCTTGAGGAAGCCGAAAAAGAAGAAGCTCCTCAAGAAAGGGATCTAACCCCTCTTAAGAAACTTCTTGAAATTGATTATCGCTCTATCTACGAAGGGCTAACTCCCGAAGACCGAAGACGTTTTTGGAGAGGTCTCATAAAAGAGCTTGTTATCGAAAAAAATGATGTAAAGCAAGTTATTTTTTTATAGCATTTAGAAGGTCTTAATTACGCTCCACATCTCCGAAAGAAGCCCCCCGAAAAAACCTTATTCGGTCACCATCATGTATTCGATGGAGACGATGTTGCCGTCGGAGACGAGCAACATGAGATCCACGC